ACCTCAGAACAAATTGTCTTGTCCTGGATCTTAAAGATCCAAAAGTTGTGCTACCCGTTATTTGTGTGGTTGAGTCGGTAGATAATGTTTGATTGTTAAAGTCACGTCTTTTAACCACAACATTTACAGCTGGATCCTGGCTAGTGCCTGTATCATTGACAAACAATATATCTGGCAAAATTCTTTTTAAAAATACAAACCTGTCGCCGTCGCCTATATCAATGTCAGCAGATTCTATAAAAACACCATCCATAGCGCTTTCATCATTGTTAAAACCTTTTTCGTGTTCATAAACATATTTAGAACCGTTTTCACCAGCTGCTAATGGTTTATCTAATACGCCAGCTGCAAGCCAGCTGTATCTTTCTAAAGATCCAATACTCCAGGTTCCCTCTTCATAATTGTAGATAACATATCTTGAAATTTCAGTAGTGTCGTCAGCAAGCGAAGGGTAAAAAAACCATACTTCAGAAAATTCTTCATTAAGACCTGAAAAGCATTTAAAGGCTTGACTTTCATCGAGATCTGAAAATACATAATCTTGCACGCTACAAGGTATTTGTTGCACTGATCCGTTGTAATAATAAAAACCTTTTTTAGACATGTAATAAACACCTTTAGGTGAATTACATACAGCTTTTGGTCCAATTAAACCTGCGCCTTCATTAATTAAATTAATTGCAAACGTTAAAGGTGGCCCAATAAAATTCATGGAATATAAAGATGTATCTGTCCAAATAAGTATTTCTTGTCTAGCTTTTATGCCACCAACTATTAATGATCCAGATGATAATCTTAAGGATCCTGCTGTATTGGTGGCCAAAGGCTCAAACTCTAATGGATTTTCTTGATCGCTAAAGGCTACAAGCATTGGATCTATTGTTCCTGTTCTTGAGCTACCACTTATAGGATCTGCGCCTAATACAACTAAATGTCTGTCAGTTTCAGAAGTAATTACTTGCAGTGCTACGGTTGGAACTAAATTTGCGCCACTAGTTGTAGATAGCTCAACCGCTCGTGTTGATAAACCATCGTTTTCAACCCATCGGTAAATGCCGCTAGCTCTAGGGTTTATAATTAAATCTTCACCATAATTATCGTGTGTCCACAATCTAAGTTGATTTGTTGCATCTAGCGGACTTGATGATCCCCATGATCCAGCACCCCAAGTGTCTACACCCCAACCAGTAGATTGGATATAATTTTCAAGGCCAGAACTTATCTGATAGACTGCATCGGTTGAAGATCCGCCATTACCAGAATCACTAGAGTTTGCTGTTACAGTTGATCCGCTTGTGTCTTTTGCAGTAATTTCATAGGTGTTTACACCTGTCACCAGATTTATTTGATACTCTTGATTTAACACCGCTGCTGTAATATTACCACCTAAACTAGCTGCGCTTGAAAATGTAACAAAGTCGCCGTTTACAGCTCCATGACTTGCATCAGTTACGGTGATTGTAGAAGATCCATCGGTTGCAGCAAAAGTTGCTGCATTGGTTGTGTTTTTTCTTATTGGTGTGACATCGTTATAGGTTCCACCTTGTTCTATGTAATATTTGTTTGTAGTGCCAACACCTAAATATTTACTACCGCTCAAAGAAATCCAGGAGTGTAAGGCTCTAGCAGAGCCAACTATTGAGGATGGTGAAAACTTCTCCCAACCACCAATTTTTTCTGCACGACCTTTTCTAAACCTAATTTTATCGGCATCAACCCAACCGCCTTCGTTTGCATAGTCGGTTTCTTCCTTATTTATTCCTGGTTTAAACTCTATCTTTGACAGCGGCATAATATATAAGCATTGCTGCTGTTAAGCTAATCTTATAATCGCACCAGTTGCTGTAGCACTTGGAAATACTATAGTAAAGTCACCTGCTGTAGATGTTTTGTCGCCGCCAAAATCTATAGCTGCAACAGCCTTGTCAGAGTTTGTGTCGTTATAAATAAGACAACCTCTCGCTGTTACGGTAGCATTACTAAAAGTTAAATCTGCAAAATCAACAACAGCAGTTGTTCCAGATGTAACTGGAGTAACATTCGTTAATGCTGAACCAGCAGCTGTATAATTAGTGCCAGTTGCTTCTCCAGTAGTGACGTATGCTGTAGTTCCTGCTCCGAGTGTAGCCGAGCTAGTATACAAAGCTAACTTGAAGGAGTTACCAGTTGATGCTGTAAAGTTATGTGTGCCTACCAAAAGTTCTTGTTTAAAACTTGTGCAAATTGCGGATGTTATTGCCATTATAGCTCCTTTAATATTTTAGCCATGTCGCTGTGGCCTTGTTTTTCTAATAAATTTGCATAAGTCGTATTTTGCGACTTAATTGCATTTTTCATACTATGTAAGATTACAGTATAAACTTGATTTTGGAAAGCCAAAGCCTGCTGTTTGATATGCTCTGGAGCAGACTCAGAATAGTCGCATATTTTCTTGGTTGCCTGGGCCGCCCAGAACTCTGGATCATGGCCCTTACCTTCGGTGGTTGTAACACCGACCTTACCTAATACAAAATCGCTTTCTACACTCACCCTTTATACGGCTCTGGCGGAGCTACGTCCTCATTTATTTTCAAACCGTGTTTTGCAAGATCTTCATTTATATCTTCATAAGGACCAATAATAAAGCGTCCTTCGTGCGGTATTGCTACCAATGGTTTATCTAGCCTATGAAAACCATACAGCTTTTCGGTTGCTGGCACGTTTGAATCTAAAACTGTAGATCTACCGCTAATACCGATAAGAATGTCAGCTGCCATACATTTACTAATCCAGAACTCTACACAAGCTCTACCAGCTTCTGCAAAGTGCATGTTTTCTTTGTATGAAAAATCAATGCCAAATAGATCTAATTGCTCAACTTTGTTGTACAAAGCAAAAGCTATGGCATAAGCAACGGTGTTGTTTAAGTATGCGCATTTTGTTGCATTGCAAACATCTTCTAACGGATACATAACAGGATTTTTTATTCTAGGATCTAGCTCGCATGTATACACAGGTGCATCATGTTCTCGTAAAACTCTACACATAACCGAAGTTTGATGGCCAGCATCATCTGTATCAAAAAACCTGCTTGCAGGATCTAACATAAATATTCTGTCGCATGGATATGTAGATGCAGCTGAGTTTATACACCAAACTTCATCCCACTCCCTACCGTTTTGTAAACCAATAGCAAAATCAACTTGTGATATGCCAAGACCGATTAGAGCAACTTTCTTGCCCTCTAGTGACTCAATTCTGCTCATTAGCTCACGCTAGAGCGAACAGAATCGTACCTATATTCGTCGCGTGTACCACGACCTTCGGATGTATTTTTCATTCTGGCTATCGCCTCCTTAAAGCGTCCCTCTAACTGCGCTACAACGTCAGATGGCTCTTTAAGAAAAATAGCACCCTCAACTAAGGATCCATACAACAAAGCGTCAGAATAGTCCGTAGATAAGAATGTCGTGCCAGAGTCGCTACCAGCAGTCAATGAGACTGGTTTATGTAAATAATGAAGCTCAACCGTATAATCCGCATCGGGTATAGGTGAAACCTCAAATGCCGTATCATCAAATAGTGAGTAATATTTTGGCTTGGACCTTGTGGTTCCAGATGAATATTCCTTAATAAATGATGGATGTTTGAAATCTAAATAATCGTATGTGTCTGAACTTATCGTTGCCAAACTCATGGGTGTATAAAAATCTGTCGGTGTGGCCAAAAATCTGTTCCCAGTAGTGACCGTGCCCTGGACGTTTTTTCTTTGTTCTGGTAATTGAACAAAGGAGAATATTCTGTCCTCGGCCTCTTGTATAAAAGTTGGTAATTGATTAGTAAAAGTTGTTTCAGAAACTTCCAAATAGTCTTGTATAGCTGTTTTAAGTGTGCCGTATGTAAAACTCATGTTGTCACCGTTACCTCACCTACACCAGAAGTAACCGAAAAGGTAGTCAATACCGTGCCTAGTTTTCCGTCACCAACATTAGTGTAGACTAAAAATTTTGAATTGTCGTCTGCTGTATCTGGTCTTGCATTTTTTACAGCCTGGGGATCTTCGGGAGCTGGTTTTGGCTCCAGTTGTGGATGCTTAGGATCCCATTGATCGGGACCTACTAATAAACCGTCCCAGGTTTTACGCATATCCTGGAGTTTATATCTAAAACCAGTTATATCGCAAATACCGTACGAAAATTTACCAGATGCAAAAGCCATTATGCGTTATTATAACTCCTTAAATTTGGTGAAACCTTAAACGATGCTCTATCTTCATCGGTTGACATAGCACGATTAAACTCTTCTTCGTACAAACTCTTTAACATAGCTGTTCTCTCTGGAGCTCTTTTTAAAGATATGTAATACGCCAGGCCAGCTGCCAAACACGGATAAAACCTAAACGGCATATCTAAAGT